CTATCGGGAAATACATGTCAAAGGAGTTTCCATTACGAATGATAAGCCGTTGAGTGAGCTTATAGGTATCCGTCTGCATCCATTCCTGAAGCCCGGTTTTGTTCAGATATCGGATGAGCGCATCCACGGAACGATAATATTCCTCCAGATGTAACGCGTCGTCACGGTCAAGCTGCCATTCCCAGGGAAGCTTTTCACTGTTATCCGTTGCCATCTTGAACTTACGGCCATCATCTTCATGACTGAGGTCGTTCTTCTGGTACATCCGGAGTGTTGCCATTATGGCAATCGGCCGCTGAACCTTCCTTACCAGTTCATTATCCTCTCCGTTCTGATAATATTTTTCAGCCAACTGCATAACCGGTTCACCAATCAATACGGTGAGTTCTTCAGTCGCAACTTCTATGTCTCCGGAAATCTTGGAAAAGGAGTTATTGGCATAATAGCTGCCTGTGAGTTCCCGCAGTTCCTTAGCACCATTTTTGTTCTTATTGAATATCATATAACTATTGTTTAAGATTCCTTATCATTTCATCCGCCCGCAGTTTATCGTCCAGCAGCTTCATCATAACCCGTAGCAGTAATGTATCGTCAGTCGCATCCGCATTGCCGAAGATTCCGCTTTCGGCAACTGAATAAAGTACACTGTTCATACCCAGACTTTGAGCGGTTCCCGGCTGTACATCCGAACTTTTCCTGCTCCGTTCAAATACCGGAGCGAAGCAGAGTTCCAACCCGTCGATGATAAAAACTCCGGAAAACAAATATTCACAAAAATAAGCGAACCAGGCGTAAACGCCCCATTGCACCCATTCAGGCATATCACGCACCAACCCCATATAACGGGACATATATTGCATACGGAACGGTTCGCGTAGGATACACCCCTTATCCTTAACCGGTTTCCGGTAGAGAATGGCGCACAATGCACGAAGGTCGGCAGCATCCCGGCCTGCATTGTACTTGTTCATCACGGCCACCGCCTGACGAAATTCCCCAAAAGTCAGGTCAGACCCATGGCTGGCCGGACCACGAAGATACCGCCACACCGGAAGAAGATTCTCCGTACTGTCATAAGTCAGTTCAACGGCATCTTCTCCAACCTTCCACATCCAACCCAATGTAGCCGCCAATTTATCAACCAACAGCATATCCTCCACTTTCGATTTAAAACGATACCCTCTATTCTTCAGAACATAGGCACACCACTCACGTTTCACATCAAGTAAAGCCACTCCCGGCTGTTTCATCAGCCTGCTGCGTATCTTGAGCAAGTGAAGCCACTCCAACGGCTTCACTTCTTCCCAACAATCCGGAAAATCAATATCCTTCTGTTTCATAATTCCTATACCTGATTAGTCGGTCTGTCCGGGGCCGACACGTTATCTTCCTTATTTATCACTTTCCGATAGATACCGAGGAAAATCCCTTTCTTATGCGGGAAGTTTATCCGTATGGCATCATTGATAGCCTCCAGTGCAATTTCTTCCGGTATCTGTGTATCCGCACCGTAGAATATCTTGAGGGCATACAACATCTGGCTTCCGCTGTCACTCTTACCGTCAATAATGATATTAGCCAATGCAGGGGAAAGCCCAAAACCGCTGGTCGTAGAACTATCTGCAATCCGGGAAATCTTCGCCTGTGCCTCGATGTATTTGTCGATATTCATTTCAATCGGTTCTATCTTCCAACTCTGCGTATGTCCTAAATCATCCATGAAATCCACGCAGCTAAAGAACTTACCGGCATTCTTCTTGCCCGCCATGACATCCGCAATAGCTTCAGTCAGTTCGTCCTTCAATCTTTCCATTTCCTTCTGAATCTTCGCTTCATCCCAATCCTCGTGCATGGTCATAATCAGTTCACGCTTCTGATTCCAGTACTCTTGAGGACTGTGTACCACATAGGCAGCGGCAATCATATTCTCATTCAAATGACGAATGATTTCCGGCAGATTATTCGCATTCTCAAGCCAGGGAACTGAACCATAAAAACAGGAAATGGCATACATGCTCCTACCGAAACTACGCATGCAGTGATATTTGACAGCCGTCTCATATTTGGTCGGGTTCCATTTGTCAAACTTCGGATATTTACGGAAAGTCCGGCTCCGGAAAGATTCAAAATCGCCTGTGAGAAACTCTTTCACGTTTTCCAGCCGCCGGCTGTCATCATCCGGCCAAACCAAACGGGCCTCCCCGCTGTGCAGGGATTCCAGCCGCTGCACCCATGGCCGGCCGATACGCACTCCCTTGCCCATATAGTACTTGGTAAAATGCCCGTTCATGTGCGTATATTCCACCAGATTATTACGAATATATTCCTTATAATCCCAGCTATCCAGCCACTGTTGAATTTCATCATCCTCCAGCCATTCCTGGATACGTTCATTATTCTCAATCCTCACCCGGTAGAGCATCGGCCCCTGACCGTACAGCAGTCCTGTCTTACGGTCCAGAATGCCAGGTCCCAGGTTATTTTTCTCCAGCAAATCACGGATCGCATTCGGCATGTTATTATCCGGGCCCCAGGGAACTACCCGAACCCCGGCTACCGTCACAGGCTCACCGTCCCAATCCTGCGTCCCTGCATCAAAGAACTGGCTCATGCTCTGACTCCAGTTCATATTAATGGCATATTGCCCGGCAGCAGTATCCACAAAGCTGAAATTACCTATCTTCTTTTTTATATCACTCATAACTATGTATTAATATATATTCTCGTTGTATTCACAAGCAGGGTCCCGCAGTACTTCTTCACAATCTCCACCAGTTCCGGAATATGCTGTTCAATAACAGGATTAAACCAGGGCTTCGGTTCTCTCTTCCACTCATTATCCGTCGTTTTGGTGAGAATGCGCGTACCATTCTCCATATTGTATCCCCTACCGACACCTAAATGTACATACACGCCTTCAGCTTTAAAACCAAACCCGATACTGGTTATCTCCTGCCCGTCCATAGGTGTCTTACCATAGTGACGATAATTCTGCTTCAATGACTTGGAAAGCTTCTTATCCGTATCAATCCAGCGTGCTACGGATAACCGCAGCGCATCGTCGACCTTTTTCCCCCATGCTTTCACATTCGCATTAAATTCAGCAACCGCCTCTTTATTCTGCTGACGCTCGAACTGCTGCGTATAACCGGCATCTCCCTCGATAACGACATCAAGCGGATAACGGTTACCGAAGAAGTTGCTTTTGCTCCGCCAGCTTCCACGGTTCTGCCCCTGCATCATTCTTTCTGCGTGTGCTCCCATTGCTATACAATTAATCCGATACAAAGGTATCCTGAAGCATTCTTAAGAAAAAGGACATAAAAAAAGCCGGCTATCTTCACAGACCGCCGACTCTCAAAAAAAAAAATGTAAAAAAAAATGTTTCTTCAAATTCTAATAAATATCTGTCACGGAAAATTTGGCCAAACCGCCGTTTGCACCAGTCAGAATATTACCGTTATCATCCGTACAGGAAGCTATGTGGCGCATAATATAATCAGCTTCGCTCATGCCTCCGGCCAGTACCGACAAGGCATCCTTCCGCGAATAATCTATCGTAGCCTTAACCGTATAATGAATATATTTATTCTGACATGGTATCTCCACATCAATACAGTTGTCTGAAGGCTCTATTCCAAACTCCGACCGCAATTCCTCTATCTGTTGGAACAATGCACTCAATCCATCCGATACCGGAGCCTGAAGCTGATACTCTATTGTGTATATATTCTTGCTATTCTGTACTGCCTCATTCATTTCACGCCTCCTTCCTTATTGATTGTACAAATAAAGCCATATCTTTTGACAGGGAACGTAATACATTGATATGATGTAACGCTTCTTTTTCAGTAATAATCGAGTATTGTTCTTGTGCTTCAAGAATCATATCAATCAAAGACTCTGCTTCTTCCGCATATATCATCGCCATTTCATCTTCACCCTGAAGTCTATTTATCAACTGCAAAGTTTTATCGGAAATACTCACGCTATTGGTTTTCATTTTTCACCCCTTTCCGGCATTTCTTTGCCTTATAAACGCACAAAGCAGTAACTACAAACAAAGGTGGAAATATAAACCCTGTACAAGCTGAAAGGATGGCGCCGAAATACCAGCGGTCAGAAGAACCGTGTAGTTCGCAGTCTGGAGCCAGGCTACGATAGTAACGGCTTTGCAGGTTATTGACTTGCTCATTCAGAGCATTGACACGTTCGGGTATATGTACCCCTGTGGATTGCGGTGCATACAATACACCTGAAGTTGCTTTTTTCATTTTGGAATGCAATTAAAATGAAACAATATGTAATAAAAAGACGGGAAAGGGAACTTCTCCCAAAAATCAGAAAACCTATAAACAAAAAAGTTCCGCTTTCCCGTTGCATTCCACCTTGAACAGGCAGTGGGCGCATTAACGCTCCACACGGGGGTCGGAACTTATATGTTAACCATTGGACATAAAAAATGCCAACGGCAAAGTTGGCGAATCTCTCCGCCTGTTCAAAATGGAATGCAGTGCAAAGATGAACATTTTATTTAATATGGCAAAAGAAAAGCGGAGTTTTTTGCTCCGCTTTTTAATTAATTATAGACATCATCTATCATTACACGTGAACGCTTTTTCTTGCTTTTCACATTCTCTTTTTGTTCAGGAACTTCTTCCTGAATACTTTCGGACTTTTGTTGTTCTTTAAAGCTTTGTTTGGTATTAAAATTCTCATTAACAGACTCATCTTTTGTTATTTCCTTGCTCAGAAGCCAGTGATATACATTCTGATTACCAATTGTAACAACATACGCCTGTTCAAACTCCCAACCACGTTTGCCCATATAATTCATGGCATCCACCATAGAATTAAATTTAATTGCTTTTCCGTTATCGTCAACCAAATACTGATTAGATGCACCAAGCCAAAAGCTTGTTTCTTGTCCGAAATCAACTGTAACAGTAACTTTATTGCTAAACAACTTTGCTGTACCAAGTAATTCACAGAAAACCTTGTAAGGTTCTTGTGCCATCACACCTACACTGACAAACATCAGCATTAAAAACAAACATTTTTTCATACATTTAGATACTTAATTAATAACATACAACACCTATTCCTTAAAAGTAGCCAAACCAAAAATGAACGAATCTCCATAATATTCAGGTATCTTTTTCACTTTACATTCAATAAGTTTATCAATATTCCTTGATATTAGTGGCGCTCCACTAGCACACACATATCCTATGTGATAGCCATCAGTAGTTAGAACCTTAACTGCATAAGGGTCATATCTATTATCAGGTTCTTCTTCCAACTCTAAGTAATCTCCTTCCTCTAATCCGTACGCAGCATCTTGAGCGTCTTCATCACGATATCGAATCCCTGCTACTTCAAATCTTAGAGAAAAAGTGTTTTCCGGAATATCTGCAACATGTATACTCATTATTTTTTTCTTTTCAGCCTCTATCATTTCAATCTACACGATATGAGGAGATGATATATTCGGTTTCTATTTGGCAGTACAAATATCTACAAAAAATTTAACAAATCCAACATTTACACAAAAAAGGCTTCCAACCCGTGGAAGCCTTAAAGAACGTTGCATAATACGTCTGTCAAACAATAACTACACAACTTCCATAAATTCCTTTCCTATACGATGAAGCCCGTCAACAATACGCTTTCTTTGTTCGATACGTGGCACACGCAACCCGCTGGCGTAATGAGAAAGTTGTTGTTGATTAATACCTGATACACGAGCTATGGCTGCCAAGGATGTAAATTGCTCACATTTACGAAGCAATGCAGCAACTCCCAACTCTACATCAAACTCATAATCCCCATTAACCAGCCATTCCGGTACAGTTTCACCATCCTGCAACAGTCCCTCTACATGCTCACAAACAGCATCAGAAAGTTCCTGCATAAGTCCATCATAGCTTTTAGAAGTAGCGATAACTACACCGCACAAAACATCATCTTCAGTAACCGCACCGAAATTTTTATCGCACCAATCAACTTTCACTTTAATCTTTTCCATATCTTCTCCTTATTTTTTAGCAGGGTGTCATTTCCACCCTGCCTGTTTCCAAATACTGTTCAATAAAAATTGGCTTAAAACCTCACTTTCGTGACCTCTTACCGTCACCCTTCCTTTTTTAGTGGGATGCTTGAATTGTCGGTGGTCGCCTCCGGAACCCTTCAGTTTAACCCAACCGTCAGCTTCAAGCAATTTAATCACTTCCCTTACTTTGTACTTTTTCATATTGGATTGTTATTGCTATTGTTTGACACTGCAAAGATATAAATATTTATATCATTAGCAAAGAAAAAAGCCAAAAATGATATATTTTTTTATACCATTTAATATTTGGCTTTGCCCCTCCGTGGTTGAAGGAACGGAAAAATAAAAAAAATACCTCTTTACGCCCGTTTCCGTTTGTGAGTGTGCGAGCAAACGGAAACGGGCGCCGCCCCGCACCCGCCCCCCCTATAAGCGTCCCTCATCGGCAAAGCTGTAATAGGTATCT